TATTGGTTTTTTACCATATTTCTTTTCCATAAGTTTTTGGTGTAGTTCCCAATCTAATATAGATTCGTTTGTTTGACCTTTTTCGTCAGGAATTAATGAATAAACTTTTGATATTCTTTTAATTAGTTTTGTTGCAACATAATTAAATCTTTCACATTCATCTTTGAAAAAGTCCATCTCTCTATTTTCATATTTTGTTACGTGATTACGATATTTGTTAAGAAGTTTTGTTTTGCTTTCTGATGGTGCTTTTCCTCCAAACAATTGTGAAAAAGGTCCCATTTTTGAAAACATAGTTTCTTCATGGGATAAAATATATTTTTCAAAAAATTCCATTTTTGTGTTTGATAAATTAATATAAACTAACTCTAAAACCATTTTTATATTTTCTTTGGGTGAATTTTCTTTTGGATTTTCTCCGGCATGTTCAAGTAAAGCAAAAACTCTATCCATTTGATCATATAGACTTTGTATCAAGTATTCAAATGAAAAATTTTGTATTCTTTTTAATTCTTTAATTACATCATCATTCATTAAAAATTCATAAAAATTTTCTCTTGTAATTCCTTTTTGAGTCATTCTTGATGCAACTTCTGTTGGTCTAACTACATTTTCTTCATTTTGAATAAAATAACTATATCTCATAAATTCATTAATAACTGGTATTCCAAAGTTTAGTCGACCTGAAGAGTAAGTTTGGTAATCCGCAGTATTACCGGCTAATCCTTTTGTTTTTTTACTTCTTCTAAATCTGTGCATTAATTCATGAGCCATTGTTGATATATGTTGTGTTTCATATTGTATAAAACTATTATATAAATCACTTGGTTGCCATCCTTCTGGAACAATAAACTGAATAAATAAATCAATAGTTGATGTTTCAGCGTTAATTTGCATCATAATACCCTCATCAAAATTAAATTCATTTCCAACACCCATTGAAGCAATTACAGCTTCAGTACCATCATATTCCTCTAATTCTTCAACTTTTATAAGTAAATTTAAATTTGTAAAATTTACATCAGAAACCCTTAAATTAATTTCAATATCTTCAAATAAGTATTTTTCTTTATTTGAGTTAATTTCTTTTAATTTACTCTTAACAATATCATATAGTACTTTTCCTTCATCAAGAATATTTTCTGGAACACCTACGGCCTCTTTGATTAATTTTAATTGAGATTCTGTTATAATGATTTTCATAATAATAAATATAATGGAGTTGTGATTTAACCCACAACTCCTATTAAATCATCTAAATGGTGATCTCCGGACATATCAGAACCTATTGGTCTTTTATCCATCATTTTAATGATATCTGAAATATCATATGGGTCCATACCATTTCCGTCAACACCAACATCCATTCTTCTACCATTACCAAATTTACGGTGTTCTGGTAAATGTACGTGACCGTGAAGGTGAATTACACCTTTGTTAAGTCCGTGCCAACTTTGTAATGGATAGTGACACAATACAAAACTTCTATCATTAATTTTAACTTCAAGGTAATGGCTGACACTTAAAAACCGATTTCTTATATCACCTCGGTTATTCTCAATATGATAATCGTGATTTCCTAATATAAGATGAATGTTTTGACACACCAATCTATCAAGGAATAATCCGATATTATCAAATCCACCAAATGAAACATCACCAAGCATTATCAAAGTGTCGTCCTGACCAACAAAATGGTTTATACCATCAACAAGTCTTTCATTCATTTGTTCAATGGTTTGAAAATCTCTTGTTGAGTCTTCCGGTATTTGACCATCCTGGGTTCTCCAGTTTGTTACACCTCGTACAATATTTTTGTGTCCGTAATGTGTATCCGATGTTATGAATACTTTTCCTGTTGTTAATATTTTTTTAAAACTCATAATTTTTTTTATTAAAGATTAAAATCATTTTGTTCTGTTATTTGTTTATTAAAATATGTCATATAATCACTAATTCTTCTTGGTGAGGTTGTTGGATTAATTGTAATTTCATTACTTGGTTCTACTGGTATTCCATACGGTTCAGATGTCCACGTACTTTTATAACGATTAACATCCATTAAATTTCTTATTCTTTCAACTAAGTTTGAACTATTAATTGTTTCGTTATTACCTTGATGAATATTAATTATATCTGAAATAGATACTGGTTTATTTATGGTTATACCATAAATCAAATCAATTGTTCTTTCATTTTTTTGTAATTCTTTTCTAATTTTTAGAAAAATTTCATCAGGTATGAAATCTATAAACATTGGACTAACTTCACTATCGTCCGCGGTCCAAGCTTGGAATTTATCGTCACCATAATCTCTTGAGAAAGCGATTTTAGTATCAGTTTTTTTATTAATACAATAAATTAACCTATGTGTTTTTAAATATTTGTCCCAATATTTTTCTTGTGTTGTACACCATTTAGTATTTGAACCATAAACTCTTGAGGCATCAAAACTTAAAGGTGTTAATATTAACCAGGTATCATCTTCGTGTATTTTCAAAATTTGTTTTTCAACTTCTTTTTGTTTTTCAATATCTTCAGCAATCTTAACTTGTTCGTTTAACTCAAGAAAATTTTTATATTTACTAATATCTTTTTCTTTTATTCTATTGGCTCTTGAATGTCTTTCAAATTCATTCAAAGCTTGAATCTCATTTGACCCAAACAAAGATACTCCAAGATAACCTTTAAGTTCATCTAGGTTTGGACTATAGTATTGATTATCTCTTTTAAAATTTTTAATTAAAAACTCAGTATACTTGTAAGTACCAGTTGGGTCCAATGATGTTATAATATCAATTAATGATATATTCAAATCCGGATGTTGTTCTTTTAATTTGTCTAATCTACTCATAATTTATACTCAAAACGATTACGCATTTGTTCTATTTTATCTTCTGGAACATTATGTTCGTTAGTTCCTCCGTGTCTGTTTTCAACAATCACAGTAAAAACTTTATATCCATATTTTTTTGCTAATTCAAAGTATGGTTCCATTTCCCATTCTTGTGTAAATGTGTTTGAAACCGTAATTCTATTAACATTAACCTGGTCACCTTTTGTTCTCATCCAGGCTTCAGTTTGTGCTTTACAATATTCGTGAGCAAACTTAATTTTTGACCCATCAAATTTGTAATTACCTTCACCATCAATAAAGTATTGGTCGGCTTCAACTATTATTGAGTTTAGTGTTCTGGCAAATGTTGTTTTTCCTGATCCCGGTCAAGGCACCCCCCTAACAAGAAATAAAATCTTTTCGGGGAGTGTTGTATTTTTTTCAATATTCATATATTTATTATTAGAGGTATTCTTGATACTGAATACAAATATACTAAAAAAATATTATTATGACAAGTTTTAAAAGGAAATGTCCAAAATGTGAATGTGAAATAACATACACAAACAAATATAATATGTTAAATGCGGAAAAAAAATTATCTAAATGTAAAAGTTGTGGGTTAAAAGAAATAATGACAGATGATGTTAAAAAAAGAATGTCAGAAAGAGTTAAAGGAGATAAAAACCCAATGTTTGGTAAATTTGGTGAATTAAACCCATTTTTTGGTAAAAAACATAGTGAGGAATCAAAAATAAAAATGCACGAAAATCGTGATTATAGTGTTTATAAAACAGAAGAATTTAGACAAAAAATATCTAAACTATCAAAAGGTAATAATAATCCAATGTATGGTAAATATTTTTATGATGTCTGGGTTGAGAAATTTGGGAAAAAGATTGCTGATGAAAAAATGATAGAGTATAAGAAAAAACAATCTCTATTAAATCGTGGTGAAAAAAATAATATGTATGGAAAACCATCACCAAAAAATTCTGGAAATGGGATTTGTGGTTGGTATAAAGGTTGGTTTTTTAGAAGTTTATTAGAATTGAGTTATATGATATTTGTAATTGAAAGATTTAATTTATCTTGGGAGTCCGGTGAAATTGAAAAATATAAAATTCCGTATAATTTTGATGGTATTAATAAAAATTATTTTCCTGATTTTGTTATAAACGAAAAATATGTTATAGAATGTAAACCAAAAAAATTATGGAAAATAAAAATAAATGAAGTTAAATTTAAATTCGCTAAAGATTTTTGTGATAAAAATAATTTAATATTTAAAATTAAGGATGTTACTAAACTTAAAAAACCGGAATTGTTTAATTTAATTTCAAATGGTGATGTTGTTTTAACAAATAAATGGAAAGATAAACTCCAATAAAACAAGAAAGGGAACAAATTTGTTCCCTTAATTTGGGTCGACATTGAATGTCAACTCTCCACCACCTTGTTTTTATAGAACAAGGAAACTATTTTGTAACCAAAGCTTCAATCTTGGATCTAACCTGTTCTGTTAGAGTAATTTCTTTTGTGTTTGTTACAATAATACAGTTAACTAGTGTATTTGCCGGTATGTTAATATAAAATGTTTCGTTATTAAAAAAAGATAAGTTTTCTTTAAGTTCAACACTTGCGTGGACCATTTTCAAAAATATTCTGAATTGTGTTTGGTCAACAAATGTTTCATTAAGTAATTCACCGTGAGTTTCGTGTATGATTCTTATGTTGTGTCCTATTTTCATAATACAAATATAGGTATTTTATTTTAATAAAACAAAAAATCCCAAAAATTATTTTACTAATCTTTGGGATTGTTTTTTCTTAACCAGCTAATAAGTTGAAAGGGTGGTTTTAAGTTTTTTTGTGTACTATAAATATATAGTAATTTACCAAAAATCAACTTTTTATAATATTTTTTCAATAATTTTTCTTAATTGGTCATTATTTTTATTTATTGGTAAGTCTTTTTTTGAAAAATACTCACATTTTGTATGTTCGTGACCATCTTTTGCTTTATCTAAATCCGGTTCCAATTCTTTATTTGATTTATGTAAAAATACAAACATAATACCTTTTTTTAATTTCATATCATTTTGATATATGTGTAATAAACCAACTAAATTTAAATTACCGGATAACTTTAAATTTGTTTCTTCTCTAAATTCTCTAAGCGCTCCTTCTTTTGGGTCTTCACCTTTTTCTAAATGTCCAGATGGTACCGACCATTGATTTGGTAATGATTCTTTTGGTCCTCTTTTACACAATAGAACTTTGTCTTTATGTTTAACAATTATTCCACCATATCTTTTAAATTGACCCATATTACTATATTTATATAAATATGGAAGTAATTGTAAATAATAATTTATTTAATGTTAAAGTTATGATGACCAGAAAAGACATTGAATCTGGAATGATGGGTAAAAAATTTAACCGTGACTTTAATGGTATGTTATTTATAATGGATGATAAACCACATTCTTTTTGGATGAAGAATTGTATAATACCTCTTGATATAATCTTTATTAGAAATAATAAAATAATAAAAATTCATAAAGATTGTCCACCTTGTAAATCAGAAGACTGTGATAGATATGAAGGTGAAGGTGATATGGTTTTAGAAATAAATGGTGGTGACTGTGATAAATATGATATCGTTGAGGGTGATAAAATCCTAATCGACTAATTTATTTTCTAGGTTTTTAATGTGATGATCAAGATACCATTTAGCTTTTCTTAAATCTTCAAGTTCTTTATCTGGGTCTTTTTTACCGGCCCTTGAAATATACTTAACAGTATTACCTAATGAGAATCCCAAATCCCAAGCATCAATAACTTTTATTGCTTCATAAATATTTGTCTCTCCACCATAATGATTTGGGTGATTTACTTGTTCTTTATTTTGTTTATCAAGCATTTAAAATTTCTTTTTGTTTATAATAATTTTCTAAATTTTGTTTTTGGTTTACGTAAGCAATCA